CCCTACGCAGCGTGCTTTGCTAGTCAAGCGCGGTGCCTTTGTTTCATGAGGAAATCGCAACCCCTCGCAGGATCTCCCTGCGCAGCATTCGGCACCCGGTGCGCTGGTCGGAAAATTACTCGCCCGCCGGAACAAGCCCAGCCTCAAACAGTTCGGCCTCTTCATCCCGCCGCCGCCGCAGCCCCTTCGTGTCAGGCCAGAGCCGCTTCATCGCGCGCAGCTGGTCAGGCACGCCGCCCAGCTCGCCCACGCGGAGCAACCGCTGGATCTCGGCCATCTCCTTGCGCCGGTCGCCGGTCAAGTTCGGGCCACGGTTGAATACCAGCGACACCAACGCCGCCGCGCAGTCGCCCGGCAGCTCGTCGACCTGCGGATAAATTCGCAGCGTGCGGATGTACCAGGTGGGAATCGTCACGTCCTGAAACACGGCCAACGCAGCCGCCCACGGGATCACCAGGTGCCTAACGTGCGGGAGCCGGACCTGTGCAGCCTCCCCGCGGTGTCCGGTCAGCGCGACGAGAATCTCGAGCGTGGCTTTGTCGAGGTGCGGCGACCATGCCCTGGTTGTCTCGCCCGCGTGCGAATGCCCGAGGTCCCAGCCAACGCCGATGGTGATCCCACTGGCCTCGCCGGGCCATTCCGGGTGCCGGTCGTAGTAGCGCTCCCCGCCCGTCTCCCAGTCGATGATTTTGGCGATGCCGCGCGGTGAGAGGTTCATTTTTTGAGTGCGCGGATGGACTCCACAATTTTGATGGAAGTGAAGATCGCCGCCAGCAAACAGCTTGCGATCCGGATCCACTGCTCGGCTTCGCTCAAAGAAATGGCGAGTGCGCCCACGTTTGCGAGGTTCACGGTCGCCAAGTCCAAGAAATGCCGAGAGTTAAGCATGAGCGACAAAAGTGAGTCCCGGTCCGGGCACGCGTGGAAGTCGTCCGGTTTCATCATAGAGCCCACTGTACGGCGAAATCGTCGCAGGCGGAAGCCCATTTCCCTCAGTTCCTGCGGGCGGGAGGACTCTTTTTACGGGGGCGAGGATTTGCAGCCCCGCGGGCGGCGTTGCCCCCAGGTACTTTGCTTGATGGCCGGGAATGTTGGGTACGGGTAGGACGGTCATAAAAAAAAGAGATCCACACGAAGTTGGCGGCGATGCCGATATTGAGCAGCACCTCGGATGCCGCGGGACTCGAAAGCGTTAGCAGATTCCAGAGCGCGCCGCAAACTGTCACGGTGGTGGCGCCTTTGCAGAGCATTGCGGCCCACGGCTTGCGCCAGATTGCCGACTCGGGATGCCCAAAGACTCGGAACACCAAATGCAGCGCGGAGACGGCCAGAATGCCGTTAGCGGTTGCGTTTATTGCGGTTGCTGCTGTCATCTGTGATGAATTTTGCGCTGATTGTTTCCACCGCCCGGAGCCCGCAGAAGCCGAGCAGGAACGCCGCTGCGTAAGCGTACTGCGGCTCCCCGTCCAGCCGTGCCAGCTTCAGAATTAACGGCGTCACGTAGTTTGCGCTCGCGGCGCCCCCCAGAAGGCTTGCCAGCGTGCGCGGCAGATTCCTGCCGGCCTCTTTAGACGACATCAGCACAGAGCCAGCAAAACCCGCCATGGCGAGTCCCAGATCAACGCCCGCCTGCTTGAGTTCCTCGATCATTTTGCGGGAGGCTTGAAGCTCGCCCCGTAGTAAAACGCAAGCACAGCGGAGAACGCCGTGCTCAGGCTGCCAATCAGCAGCGACAACGTCGTGGACTCCCACAGTTTCAGATCGCCGGTGAGCAGCCCGATGAGGATTCCAAAAAAGCCCCCGGTGACAACGCAAGCAAGCACCGGCGGCACCCATGAGCCCGTTGAAGTTTGCATCGACCTGGCGCTCATGCGGTCTTCGGCTGCCAGCTTTTCGGCGTCGATGCCCAGCTCCGCCATCCTCGTCTTGAGTTGCAGGTCGGCCGCCTGTAGGGCGGCAATCTGCTCTGCCGTTAAATTGCCCGAGGTCAGCGCCCGCTGCACCTTGTCGGTTGTCGCCTCGCTCATCCCAAGCGCTTTGCCAACGGCCTCCACGGCAGCGCCGCCGAGCGGGCCACCGAGGAGGTTACCGATTGTGGGGAGGAGTTTGGAGAGGAAGGACATGCGCTAGAAATAAGTGGTGACAATCACGATGCCCTGCGCCCCTGCACCGCCTGCACCAGAGTTGCCGACGTTATCGAGAGCCGCGCCTCCGCCGCCCCCTGCGCCGCCATAAAGCCCGCCGTTGCCACCGTTGCCTGCGTTGCCAGTGACGCTTGACCCACCACCTCCGCCTGCGCTGCCACTAGCAGCAAACCCTGCTGCGACGTTTGGCGCAGATGCGCCGTTGCCCCCAATCGTTCCGCCAGAGGCAGTGCCACCGCTGAACCACGATCCAAGCGCAGTTCCTCCCGCGCTTCCTGAAAATCCAACCGTTGCGGAAGCAGGAAGCCCCCCTCCTGCGCCTCCTCCTGCACTTGAAACATTTACATTTGAACCACCAGTAAGTGCCCCTGCCCCTCCACCGCCCGCTGATCCGTTACCGCCCGGAAACATGGCGCGGGAACTTGAACCTGCCCCAGCAGGTCCACTTGCGGTTGTTGCAGTCCCAGCGCCACCGCCACCGTTCACTTGTACCCACGTTCCAAAGGAAGAGTTTCCTCCAGCTACACCAATGGTTCCGTTTGTGCTGTTGGCTGTTACGGAAGCGCCTCCAGTCCCACCACTTCCAACCGTAACAAGTTCAGTTGCATTTAGCAATGAAGCGGCGATGTCGCGAAAGGAATACGATCCACCTCCTCCGCCACCCCCCCCAGATGCCTGAGCAGCAATGCCAGCCTTTCGGCCAGACCCCCCTCCGCCACCACCAGAAATCACAACAACGTTTACCAATTTTGCGTTTGCCGGTTTGGTCCATGTAAACGTTCCCGCCGTGCTGTAAACGTCCACCTGAGCCTGTGCAGCTTTTGCGCCCAGAGCGTCAGTCAGCCCGTCAATCTTGCTCTGCGCAATAGCGGCAGCCGCGTCCACGTCAGCGTTAACAAGCAGGCTCGCCGGTGATTGCAGCACTCCCGCCACGTTTTTCCAAAGCCCGGTGCCTCCGATTAGGCCAAGTGAGGTATGGACATGGCTCGGCGTGTTGTCGCCAAACTGCGCCGTCACCGTGTGCCCGTTGGCAGTCGCGAGCGCCTCAATGGCAACGTAGATGCGGTCCGTTGCAAGGATGGTCGTCTGCTCCACCAGCATTGACACCGAGTACTGCTGTGACGTTGCCCCGATTGCCTGCACCGCAGACGTGCCCAGCGCGGTCAGCGTGGTGCCGTTGTAGATGTAAGCCTTGAGCCGGATGCTGTTGCTGTGGTTTTGGTCAGCAACGCCCAGCGCCCAGACGTTAAAGTCCCACAGCCCTGCCGGAATGAGCGTCGTCGCCGGATCCTGTGGCGTGGCCTCGCTCACAAAGCCAGCGACCAGCGTCCATGTGTCTGGCGTCAGGCTGCCCGTCGTAACATCCACCTGCGTCGTCTGCCCAGTGCGTCCCAACTGCTTAGGCGTGCCGGGAATGTTAGTCACGGGAGCGTCTGCGTCAGTGGACTGGTTTAGGTAATAGGTTAGCCCGTTTGCGCCCCCTCCGCCCCCGCTGGATGGCGTAGCAGGTGCCCATGCTGTACCGTTCCACAGGAGCGTCTGCCCCGTTGTTGGCGCTGTTGCTGCCACCGCGTTGCCCTTGAGCTTGTCCACGCTGGTCGTGTGCAGCCCGCCGGACACGTCGCCGGTGATGATTGGAGAGTTGAGAGATGGCATGTTATTCGATCCAGTTCAGCGGGATTTAAGCGTCCGGGAATTGAGCAATCGGAGGCGTAAAGTTAGCGGTATATCTGCAAATATTTTTTGTGATTCGAAGGTCATCAATATTGCCAACGATGGGACCGGATGACCCAGACGCGCCAATTGTCCACAAGTTGCCAGAAGCGGTGTAGTTCGTGGCATCATTATAAGTGGTTGCCTGCGCAACTCCGTTAATAAACATCCTAGTAATGCTAGTCTGTCTGGTTTGAGCAAAATGGACCCATTGATTTAATGGGATAACGCTCGAAATAATTCGATTATTGTTTCCTAAAATAAAAACAATATTCCCTGATGTATTTATAACAAAGCCAGCCCCCGTTAGGTTTGCAATGTAAAGTATGTTTTGTTGAGCAGCAAACGACGTTGTCCTGATCCAACACTCAATCGTGTAGTCAGCTGTTCCGAAAGCAAATGGATTATTAGTCGTTGTTGTTAAGTAGCCTCCAGTGACTCCAAGGTATGATGCAGTTCCGAATTTTACTTGTGCCGTCGATGTTGTTGCTCCTCCAAAAACTTGAATCGCTGATGGGAATGGAGAATTGTCTAAAAACGCAGTCCCACCGTTTGCACCGTTCATGTGCAACAGCAACGAAACCTGCTGAAAAAATGGGTCTGTTGGAATTCCAGATTCAACGGAGCCCCCTAAAACCCATGTGTTTGGAAGCAGTTTTGTCGCACTTGCTGTGGCATATTGCGTAGAAATTGCGGTGTAGTTTTGAGGAGAAAGAATTGTCGCGCTTGATCCAGCAACAAATGAAACTTTGGCTGCCGATGAATTGTTGACAAACCTGATTTCAGAACCTTCTGTGATGGTTGCGTTTGCGTCTGCTGGCAATGTCACCACAACGTCTGCCACTGCAGAAAACGGAACAATTTTCTGAGCAAACGTGGCGTCGATTGTCAGGCTTTCCGTTTGCAGTGCCGCCACAGTAAACCCGCCACCACCGCCGCCGCTGATCTGCGCGGTCGTGAGACTTGTCACTCGGCCCTTAGCGTCCACGCTCAAAACGGGCACCACTGTGCTGCTGCCGATATTGCTCTGCGCCGTTGTGATGGCCGCCAGAGTTGGG